CATTCGTCCTGCATTATGCGGTGAATCGTCCCATCGGCTCCGCCTGGGGAGAACCCCTGCTTGCCCCGCTCCTCCCCCAGCTGGGCAGATACATGACATGGCTCGAGGACCGTGCCAGGATAAACCACTTCCGCACTGCCTACATGTACGTCCTGAAAGGGAAATTCAATTCCGAAAAAGAACGCCGGGAACGCGAGGACTTTATCAATTCACACAAACCCACCCCAGGATCTGTTTTAGTCCACAACGAGAGCGAGGAATGGTCCATCCTTGCCGCGCAACTGGACAGCTTCGACGCTTCGCAGGATGGACTCAATATCAAAAAAGCCATCGCCGCGGGTGCCGGGCTTCCGCTTCACTACCTCGCGGAGCCCGAAAGCGCGACCCGCACCACAGCAGACGCGGCAGGGACCCCGACCTTCCGCTCACTGGAACGCATCCAGAAAACCTTCCTCGCCATGCTGGACGATATGGCAGATATCGCGCTTGCCTACCGCAAACAATACGACCGCCGCGTAAATCTCAACTCCGTGGTCGAGATCATAAATCCCGACATCACCGAGCGCGACAACTCACTCCTTGCCCTCTCCATATCGCGTGCTTACCCGCCACTCATTGACCTGTTCGATCGGAAACTCATCGAGTCTCCCGAATTGATGCGCATGATCTATCGCATGGCTGGCGAGACCTTTGACGAGGAGAAACCCATCCCGCCAGGCATCCGCAAACCGCTTGTCACGCAGCCCGAGCTCCCCATGCCGACCGGTTCCATCCCATCAGAAGACGACGAACCGACCCAGGATGAAAACAAATGAAAAGATGCTATTGCCACACATGCAAGAAATATTTCCATTATCTCGGGATCAATAGTCACCGCGCTGCTCATAGAAGGCGAAATGAGCGATGCACCATTACATACACCTATGGCAATACTAAAACTTTTTATTTCGATAAGGCAAATGAAAAATGAATAACGAAATCACCCTCACCCTCTCAGCTTCACCGTCAGGTGAAAACAGCTTCGAGATCCTCGCCATCACAGCCGGCGAGGCGAAAGGACACAATCTCGCCTTCGGCGCGGATGTCCTTCAATCCAGCCTTCCTCTTTGGGATGGATTACCGGTATTTCTCGACCATCCAAAGTTGAATGGTTTAGGGCATCCCAGTGTAAGAGACCTGGCAGGTTCTCTTTCTTCCCCCACCTGGGATGCCTCATCGGAGGGGATAAGGCTCAACCTTATTCCCTCCGGTCCGGCTGCCGGCGTGCTCAGTGACCTTCGTGCCGCAGCTCGGGAAAACCCCGCCATCATGAAAGCAGTCGGGTTTTCTGCAGTCGTCAACCTCGAGCATGATGGTAAGGGAAAAGTGACCAAGATTATCCGGGTCCACTCTGTGGATGCGGTGATCGACCCCGCGCGCGGCGGTAAATTTTTGTGTGAGCGAGCCTCAAGCGAGCATCACTCATCCCAGCGACATGAGTCGCAGGGAACCAGCGCGCTATCACCCGACACCATGAAAGGAGAAAATTCTATGGTAGTCAACAATCCCCCCGAGCCCGCCGCTCTCTCCGAACAAGAGCTCGCGGCGCTCAACTTGCAGGGCGCAGATGAGAAAATCAAGAACCTGCAAGTAAAGTCCGAGCAAGCCGACGCAGTCATGTTGTCCATGTGCGCCAACCTGCTCAAAGCCTCGCTCGCTGCCTCGAAACTGCCGGCAGCTTCGCAGGCTGTCATCGAGAAGTCCTTCAAGGACCGTATCTTCCAACCCACCGAACTTGAAACCGCCATTCAAGACAAGCGCACCGAGCTCAGCGAGGTGATCGCCTCCCAGGTCGTTTCAGGTCCTGCGCGCAATATCGCGCAGATGGCGACCACCGACAACCAGCTGCGCGCTGCAGTCGATGACATGTTCGGCATTCCCCGCGACGCCGCCTTGAAAGACGTCAAGCCGGCTCGCTTGTCCGGCATCCGTGAGCTCTATACCCTGCTCACCGGTGACGTGGAGATGACCGGAGGTTACTTCGGTGAGCGCATCATGCTCGCCACAACCGCCGACTTCACCGGTCTCATCAAGAACGCCCTCAACAAGCTTGTCGCACAGGGTTGGGAGCAGATGGGAACTGCAGGATATGACTGGTGGAAGAACATCGTCAACATCGAGCATTTCAATTCCCTGCAGACCATCACCGGGACTCTGGTCGGTACGGTTGGGTCCCTGCCTTCCGTATCGGAGCAGGGAGAGTATCAGGAGATCGTGATCGGTGACTCCCCCGAGACCGCCAGCTTCACCAAGTACGGCGGATATGTTCCGTTGACCATCGAGCTCCTGGACAAGGACGACACCCGCAAGCTTCGCTCCTATGGCGTCGAGCTGGGTAAAGCCGGCATCCGCAATATCAGCGAACAGATTGCCGCCATCTTCACCCAAGCTTCGGGTGCAGGTCCCACCATGGCAGACACCGGCGCGTTGTTCAATGCCACCGCAGTGACCACCGCCGGCGGGCATGCCAACCTGCTCACCACCGCGCTCGGCACGGATTTCACCGCGTGGGACGCCGTGGCTGCAGCGGTCTATAACCAGCCGCTGCTTATCAAGAACGCCACCGGCTATTATGGCACCGGTAAGAAAATGGCTATCGAGCCCAGGTTCTGCCTTGTGCCTCGCGCGCTCAAAGCCGCAGCGGAGGCGCTCTTCATCCCGCGTTGGGCTTCCACCGTCGAGGCTGCCATCGCTTCCAAAGGTGGACCCACCTACGGCGGGTTCGTCCAGCCTCTCACCGTCCCCGAGTGGACCGATGCCACGGATTGGGCTGCAGCCTGTGATCCCCGTATCGCCCCCAGCATCTATGTCGGGGAACGGTTCGGGCTCATGCCGGAGATCTTCGTTGCCGGCAGAGAGACCGACCCCGCGGTATTCATGAACGACGAACACCGCATCAAGATCAGGCACTTCCTCGCGGTCCTGGTCGCTGACTTCCGCCCGTTGCACAAGAGCAACGTAGCATAGGTTCCAATCACCATCCCCGCACCGTTAAATCAATGGTGCGGGGAAAACATGGCAGTTTTCTTTTGGTCGTCAGACCAGGCTGCCCCTCAACCCATCAAAGGAGTATGAAATGGGCTACGTACATGATAATTTCTCAGTTGTAATTCCATTCACTGCCTACGCTCACAGCGCCGGCACATGGACCCCCACCGTCGCTTCCAACGTCTGGTACAACCGGCGCACAGCCGCCGATGCAGCCGCCACCTCAATGATCCCCCTGGGTGGCGTCCCCCAGCGCGACGGAGCGAAGAAAGGCGCAAAACTCAATTCCGTTGACGTGCATTTCCGCGTTGTCACCGGCGCACTCGACGCGATGGAGGCTCATCTCTACAAGGCGACCATGGGAGCCGATGGTGCCCTGCTCACCGTTGCCGAGGTGACCACCACCTACGACACCGGTCACGATGCCGCAGCCGAGCGCATTGATGTGGATGAGCACAAAATGACGCTCACCCCGTCCACTCCGGTGTACCTCGAAGAGAATGAACATCTCTTTGTCGAGGTCGTGTGGGATGGTTCCGCGACTGGTGTCATCGATGAGTTCTACACCGTCGCAAACTACACCCTGCGCATGTAGATGGATACCCCCTTTCCTTCCCGCATCCTTGCTCTTGCCGAGCAAGCCGGCGGAGTCCCGCTGGCATTCCGAGAGGACGATAAGGTTATCGTCATCGTCCTCATGGACGGACGCAAACTCACCTTCGAGAAAGAGCCCCCCACTGTTTCAGGCGGATTTGTAATCCGCCCAGACAGCCCACCTCAAAAACCGGATACTCCCAATGGTTCACAAGAAATTCTCACCCCTGGACCCGGACATCAAGATACCCCACGAAACGCCGGGAAAACTAAAAGAAAGGAGAAAAAAGCAGATGGATAGCAAGCCCTTCTACCAGTCCAAGATCTTTTGGTTCAACGCGCTCTTCGTCATCGTCGCGCTCGCAGGTTACTTCGGCTTCACCGACTACCAGCCGGATGCCAACACATCCGAGCTCGCCGCAGTCCTGATCAGCGTTATCAACCTCTTCCTCCGCTTCATCACCAAATCGCCCATCAAGTAAGGGCGCACACTCCTCGCACACAGGGAGGGCGCGCCTCCACGCCCTCCCTGTGAGCCCAAAAAACCGCATAAATAGGCGATAATCCAATGACCGACACCCTAACTACCCTAATCTCCAAAATCCAGGCTACGCTTGGCGATGATGGCACCATCTTCACCACCGCTCACGTCACTGCCGCGGTTCGTCTCGCCCTGGGGGATTGGAACGAGGTCGCGCCCATCTTCGCCGCTTCCGTTATCCCCGTCGTCGCGGAGCAAAAAGAATATGAGATCACCACCGAGGACGCGAACGCTTTCGATATTATTGACGTACTCCTGCAAGGCACGGACACGGCGCAGGAAAATCACTCTCCGCTCCTCTTCGATAAGTACACCGAGGATGCGCGTCTTTTCATCCGCCTGCAGACCGCCCAGGGCAGCTCATCCGATAGCCTTGTGGTCCGTTACACCACGCCTCACACAATCAACGGTCTTGACAGTCAAACAGAGAGCACCCTTCCCGCCTATGACGACCCTTCGATGGTCATCGGCGGCGCGTATTATTCATTGGTCCTTCGCGCCGCGGCTCGCGTTGAGACGATCAATCTTCAAAAAGACGTATCAGATAACTATTCGGAACTCGCGGAAATTCTGAAATTCAAGTGGCACACCCGGCTCGCTGCAGTTGCCGATATGCCCCCTGCCGTTGCAGAGAAACCCTCCGCAGTCACCCACTCATGGAATGACCGATGGTACACAGGCTGACCCTCTACCTCAGCACCTGGGCAGAGATGAACAATGCCATCCCCAAACTCTCTCCCACCCAACTTCGTATTATGGACAGTATAGCAGCCGGAAACAATGTCAAAGAATCAGCTGCAGAGCTCAAACTATCCGTGCATACCATTCACCAACATCTATATGAGTCCTGCAAAATAGCCGATATGAAAAACACCACCCATCTGATCACCTCCTTCGTCATTTGGAAGATTATCAACGAGCTCCGCGGTAATTAAATGCATTAACCCTTTGTGTCCTTTGTGTCCTTTGTGTTTAAAAAAATAATCCCATGCCTCGCTCCCTCCCAGCCTCCCTCACCTCCGCCCTCGATAGCGGTTCCTTCACCGCCTATCTTGCGATCGGTAAACGCAATTACGACGCCACCCCTCCAACTTCATTGGAGGGATACACGCGCTTGATCACCAATATCCTGTACTACAAATACGACGGGCTCGAGCTGGTCGTCAAATATGCTTCCGCCAACATGCCGGCAGATGACGGGCTCGAGGTCGGTTCCAAGTATTACCTGGAGCGCGGTGTGCTTATCTCCGGTTCCCCGGTCACCATCCGCACCGCTTCCCTCCGCTTCGATGACTACTCCATCAATCGCCAGATCATCACCGCCTACTTTTCATTGTTTAGTCCCGATGAAAAGCCGACTGTCATCGATGGTTATGATACCTACACAAATGTTCTAACTTCCATGAACCCCAATGCCTACTGGCTGGGCACCGTTGATTTTGTCCCCACTCCCGAGAATGCGGACCATTGGGGATATAAGTTCTATCCTTCCGGTAAGCAGGTCATCCCCAAATCCTATGCCGCCCTCCTGCCTCATTACCGTCAAAAGTATCTCATCCAAGCCGTGGATAACTCAGACAACACCAATGAGAACGAGGTCCAGTTCTATCACCTCCGTTCCCCCGTCAATACGGTTTATTGGCGTCTCCGCAGCACCGAGGCGATCAAGATCTATGATGTCGTTTATTCCAGTTCTTTAAGTCTTTTCGTTGCAGTCGGTATCGATGCCTCCAACGTCCCATACATCCAAACTTCCAACCAGGAAGGCATCACATGGAACGCAGCCTCCCTTGTTGGCTTGCCTTTTCAACCGCATGGAATCGCCTGGTCTCCCACCCTTGCCATGTATGCCATGTGCGGACTCAATGCTTCCGGCACCAAAGCCATTGCCACTTCAACCGATGGAACCAATTGGACAGAACGCGATAGCCCAAACACCCTCTATTCAATGGCATGGTCCCCCGAGCTTTCGTTATTCGTTGCCATGGGTCGCTATATCGCCACCTCTCCCGATGGCGTCACTTGGACCGAGCGCACCAATCCAACCACCAACTCTTTCCCAGGCATTTGCTGGGCGGCAGAACTTGGCTTGTTCGTCGCAGTCTCATGGGGAGGTGGTGCCGGGCAGCGCGTCCTCACTTCTCCCGATGGCATCACATGGACCGAGCACGCCGCTACCGAGGCGGTCAACTGGAAAGATGTCGCATGGTCCCCAGAACTTGGCTTGCTGGCTGCCGTGGCAGAGAACGGCACCAACCGCGTGATGACCTCTCCCGATGGCATCACCTGGACCGCCAGGGCGCATGCCGGCACAGTCAATTACCAATCCGTTGCATGGTCCTCTCTCCATGCAAAATTCTATGCTGTCTGTGATACCGGCGAGCTCATGTATTCTTCCGATGGCATCACCTGGACAGCCGAGGCAGCTCCCACCGCTTCCACCTTCGAGAAGATCGTGTGGGACCCAAACACTTCCACTTTCATCATTACCGCTAAAGCCGGCACCTACAATATCGTCACTTCCGTGGCTGCCCTCATTCCAGATCACACCATCGAGCAGGGAGATGTCACCCTGCTCCGCAACGGCGTGACCCAATCCTTCCTGTGGCGCGATGAGCTGGAAAGCATCCACGAATCGGGCGGCTCTTCTTCCATCGTTCATAACCTTGGCTACCTCGAGAGCACAGCCAGTCCTCCGGTCTCTTTCGTCAATGCCGACCGCGGCAAGGTGACCGTCGGCATCCATCTCAAATACAAGTCCGGCGATATCTTCAAGCTCAAGATCAATGACACTCAATTCGCCCTCTATCTTGGCAAGGTGACCGAGGTCCTCGACCCCGCCGCAGCCATCGGCTGGCGCTGCGAGATCGAGCTCATCGAACGCTTCGAGAACACCGTTGCCGGCGCACTACCATCCACCATCGAGCGGATTGCATCCTATACCCCGCTTGTCACCACCCGGTTCAATGGCTTCCTGGATGCCACCGTCAACAACCTGCAAGCCTTCGCCGATTACGTTGATGATGCCGGGCTGGGATTGATGAATGGATGGGTCAAGGTTACCGAGCAGTGGACCCGCACCGGTAATTACACTTTCACCATCCCCACCGACTACACATCGAAATATATCCTTGGGCTCCGCATCCGCTACACCGAGGGCGGTTCCTACGAATACGGCGTGGTGATCAGCTCCTCCTACAGTGCCGGCACAGATCTGACCACCGTCACCCTCGCCACCAATAACGATTATGCCATCGCCACAACGACCATGGTCGGGCGCCATATCTCGCTTGCTGAAAATCCCATCGGGTATCCTCATTGGTTCAATTACACCCCCACCGGCTCCGCTTCCGGTTCCATGACCTACACAGTGACCACCGTCAATCGCGCCAAGTTCTCTGTTTTAGGGCGCAGGTGTGATGTTTCCATTTATGTCGTCGGCACAACAGGAGGCACAGCCAGCAATACTCTTTATCTCACCTACCCCATCACTCCATCCAATTATGACGACTGTCTCGCAGCTGCCACCCGCGACGCAACAACCGGACCCCCGGATCTCGGGCGCGGTTCAGCCAATGCCGCCGGCTTGTTTTGCCGCAAGTACGACGCTTCAAATTATGGTCTTGGCACTGGTCGTTATTTCTTATCCACCGGTTACTATCTGCTCTAAAAGGAGAAAACAGAATGAATAAGTTCGTCTATATCTTCGGAAAGACCAAGTACACGCTGACCGATACCCCGGCAGCCGGCGCCACTCTCACCATCCATTGGAACAGCTACTGGCTCACCTATCGAAAATGGACCACCTTCGTTTTCGATGTTAATGGCGATAGCACAGTGACCACCTCCAAGGTCGCATATCTCTTCGATGCCTACACCATCAGCATGCTTCAGGATCACTTCAAGCGCATCATCACTCTCAGCCCTGGTGTCTCTCCCTTCAAGAAACTCAAAACCCACCTCGACGCCCGCCAGCTCCAGGAAGGGATTCCCGCCGCCTGAAGGCTCACTTCTCCTCGGGCGGCTTCACACCACGGAAACTTCCCAGCAGCAGCAGGTCATAAAGAATCTTCAGGCTGCCTGCCAGCAGAAACGGCACGTTGATCAGTGCCGGGAATCCCAGGAAGATTCCCGATAGCGAGGGCGAAAGCGCCGCCCCCACCGAGCGCGCGATGGAGGTCACCCCCGCCCCCGCTGCACCCCCTGCTCTCCCCCTGTCTCTTATACACATCTAGATGTGTATAAGAGACAGCGTCTATGC